TATGCAGGCGGTTACTTCCACCTTACACACGCAGGAAACTCAAGAGCCTTTACAATCGACCAAGCTTCTACAACAGATAACGATTGGCTTAAAGTTACTTCTTCTGGTAACAACGGTACTGTTTGTGTTAACCAAGACGATCAAGGCACAGCAGTTGGATGTTGATATAGGAAGCATCACAGAGCTAAGAGGACACACAAGAGTAGTAAGAGACAAGCCATACGAAAGCGTAATTGATTTTTCTCTTAACTCTATGGATAGACTAGAGACTGCTAACGGCAGGATGGGTGTTACCTTCAGGGATGATACTACCATAAGGCTTACGGAACACAGTTTAGTAACTGTAGATGATTTTATCTTCGATCCCGATCCTAATAAGTCTTCGATGGCTTTGTCGTTTATCAAAGGTACTGGCAGATTTATAAGTTCTAAAACAAAACGTATTCCAAAAGATAACATTACCATCCGTACCAACGCAGCAACGATTGGCATACGCGGAACGGATTTTACACTCACCGTTAAAGAGACGGGCGAGGTTTTAGTTATCCTACTGCCTCAAGCTGATGGCACATCAAGCGGTGAGGTTACTGTAGACACAGCACTAGGTCAGATTGTTCTATCTAAACCTTACGAATCTACTACAGTCTACAACTTTGAAACTGCACCAACTCCTGCCGTTATACTAGACCTAACACTAGATATGATTGACAATATGTTAATTGTAAATCCTCCAGAAATTAAAACCCTTGAGACTACAGAGTCTACTGCGTCTGCAGGTAATGTCCTGGATGTAGATTTCCTTGAGTTTGATGAGCTAGAACAGGATGATCTGGCCCAAGATGATTTAGAGTATCAAGAGCTGGACATTGATTACCTTGCAGGTAACTTTTTAGAAGACCTGCTTGATGTCATACAAGATGTAGACGAGCTAGGTAAAGCAGACAAAGCGTTATCAGCCGATGGAGTTAAGGGTACAGCTATGGGTTATGATGGTACTACACAGATTAGTACTTTTGTTACGGCTGTTAACTTAGAATTCTTACGTCAGATAGAAGATGCTATGCAAATAAAAGTACCTAAAGATGGTTCTTACAGCCTACGCATTGAACAAGAGGGCAAAGTAAATCAGATAACTACCAACGGAGGCAGTTCTTCTGTCATTAATATTAAACAAGGCAGTTAATTATGTACAAACTAATTACATTGTTGGTGTTGTTCTTTATTCCTGTTACCTTTCAGGTAGAACTATTGGAAGTATTAAAACTTAAAACCTTTGACGCACTTGTTAGTGAGAAAGAACCTAGTGGCAACTTCACAGTCCTTAATATTACTGAAGAAGATGTAGACAAAGAAGGGGGCTATCCGTTTCCTAGACAGCGCCTAGCTGAAATACAAATTGAGTTACTTGAAGCAGGAGCTATAGGTGTAGGCTGGGTGATTGCTTTCCCACACCCAGATAGATCAGGCGGTGATGCAGAGTTTGCTGAAGCTTTAAGTTATGCACCATCTGTACTGCCTTTGTTTGAAACTAACAATAATCTTTATCCTAAGACTACAGGCACAGTAATAATGGGTGAAGACATCGGAGGCTATGCAGTACAAGGTGTCCTTAATAACATTCCAATACTATCTGAGTATGCTAATGAGGGCATAGCGGTAGCTCAAGCTGACGTAGATAACTTAATAAGACGCTTACCTTTACTGATGCGTACACCTGACGGTTGGGTTTCCGCATACGGCACTGAGGTTCTGAAGGTCTTGCTAGACTCTAATACCTACATAATTAAAACAAACGAGAACGGTATAGAAGAGATACGAGTACAAGGATTACCGCCTATTTCTGTAGACTCTTTAGGGCGCAAGTGGGTTAGCTGGGTAGACACACCACAGACCACACTACAAGAAATGAATGTTGCAGATACGTTTGTATTCGTAGGTGTTACTGCGCCTGGAGTTATGCCACAACTGGCTACACCTGTAGGTTTATTAGAACCACATAAAATTCAGGCAGCCCTTTCTGAATCAATTCTAATACAGGACAGTCCACAGATACCTGACTATGCAACAGCCGCAGAGTTACTTATGTTGTTAGCTTCTGTAGTTGCAGTGTGGGTTTTAATTAATTATTTAGGTATAACACTTGGAGTTTTTCTAAGCACTTGTATAGGTATACTAACTTTTGTAGTGGGTGTATATTTTATAAAGAAAGGTTTACTGATTGACGTAACGTGGACATTGATATGTCAGTTCATAACAGGTGCAACAGCGTTCTACTTTAGATTTAGAGAGCAGTACAAGCTTAGACAGTTAGTTAAAAAGCAGTTTGGAAAATACCTCGATCCTCGTATGGTGAAAAAGTTACAGTTAAATCCAGAGTTGTGTAAGGTCAACGGTAGCAGAGTTAACTGCAGTATTATCTTCACAGACTTGAGAGGATTCACTAGCCTATCAGAATCTGTAGAGCCTGAGATGGTAACGTACATAATGAATAACGTACTAGATGTACAAGTCAAAGCAGCTAATAAATTCTTTGGTTGTACGGATAAGTTTATTGGTGATGCAGGTATGTTCCATTGGAATACTATTATCCCTCAACCTGATCACCACAGCCTAGCTTTACAAGCAGCTAGAGAAATTGAAGCTAACATCATAGAGTTAAACGCAGTATTTAAATCAGAAGGTATTCCAGAGATTGCTATAGGTATAGGTGTAAACTCTGGTGTGTGTATAGCAGGAAACTTTGGGGCCAAAGATAGGTTTGCTTTTAGTTTGATAGGTGATCCTTGTAACGTAGCCGCTAGATTAGAATCAAGTACTAAAGTAGCAGGGGTAGGTACGTTAATAGGAGAAGAGACTGCTAAGTATTCTTGTTTTCCTTTAAGAGAATTAGAACCTATAGAGGTTAAAGGAAAAGCAAAAGCACTTAGAGTCTACACCTGGAAGTAACTATGTTTTACGAGCATTTAAATCCGCTTCTATTTTATTATGTACTGCGTCTAGTTCTCTTGTTGCGCTTCTTACTGTCGACTGTAGTAGGTTAAAGTCTTCTTTAGTTAATTGATTTTTTAACTTAGTAATATCTGTACTTGTTCTCTCGCTAATTAACTGTCCTTGTTTATTAAACAAAATTTCATAGCCTAATAATTTTGCTTCTTCCCTTTTTATTCTAGCCATTAAATAATCTCACAAGTACCTGCACTACACGCAAGCTCTTTAGTATTCTCAGTCATATCTTCTGTCTCGTACTCTGTTATCTTTGACCAATCTACTATGTCTGTAGTTTTCTTTAACCAACTACGATACTCATTGTAGGTTATCTCTTGATAAGGAGCTTGCTTATAAGAGTGATCTGAGAAAGGTAAGAAGGATATACCAGAGACATCATCAAAGTTCTTATGTACCCAAGCACCTACTTCCATCCATTCGTTTTCTTTAACAGAGATAGTGACAGAGGGTTTGTGTTCACACCAGTTATCCTGATACTCTTTCCAAATATTCAAATGCTCAATAGCTGTAAAGTCCTTTCTAGTAAGTGAGCCTTTAGGACTCTTGATAGGAAAATAGAATACATAAGTATGTTCTGGTTTAGTTACATCATCTTCGTGGTACACACCTGCATCAACCATTAGCCTAGCTAACGGATCTTTTTTATCAGCACGGATAGTACGAAGGTAGTATGGGCTATGTCTAGTGTGAATACCAGAAGCACTATTGACCAGTTGACTTACTGTTCCGCTAGGTTTAACGCAGGTAATCGCTGCGGATTGGGGGATACCTAACTTCTTAGCCCATACTTTATTAATTGATACAGATAAGTTCTTTAAATATTCTAAGTCTATCTTACCATTTATCATATCAATGTTATCCATTATACCTGTAAGAGAAACACCAAGCAAAGATTCTTCTTGTGTATTATGTTTCCATTTACTTGTCAGGTATCTAAAGTTTGTTAGCGTAGCCTGGAATGTACCAAGTATAGTAGCTGCCTCAACTTTAGTTCTTAAAGAATCCATAGTATCATCAGGTCTAACAACAACCTCAGTTAGATTACAGAACTGTTTGTTGCGTAGAATGATTTCACTACAAGGATTAGTACCGTAGTCTTTATACTCTTCTCGTCTACCGTTCTTAGCTGCCTGTTTCTCTGCAGCCTGACGGTTAAACATACCACGCTCACCACTCTTAGACTCGTATAGAGACAACCACTCACGCATAAACGCACCAGTTTCTGCAGCATCTGTGTAGGCTACAGAGTTATTAGATAACGCACGTTGTTGATTATCTTCCCACCAAGCACCTGACTTAGCGTTACGCATACGGTTATCTGATAGGTTACTAAGAGAGATTAAAGCACTACGTCTTACTCCACCTACTACTACTACCTCTGCAATCTTACACATTAAATCGTGGCAGTTAATAGAGACTAACTTACGCTGTCCTTTTTCTAAAGCATCTTTAAATATATTAATAGTAAACTCAAACAGTTCTTCTAAAGGAGCAGGGCCACTGGCACGACCACCAAATGTTTTAAGCCTAGCTCCGTAAGGTCTTATGTTAGACACATCCCAAGTGGGTATCTGCCCTGAGTATAGTAACGATAACATTTCTTTGTAGGATTTTGCCCACCCTATTTTAGAGTCAGCTACTTTAATGATAGTATCTGTCTTGTGTAGTTCTTCAGGTAAATCAGGAAGTTGGTTAACGTACTGTCGCTCTACACTAAAGCCTACGCCTGTGCCACACATAAGTATGTACAAGGTTTCATCAAAGGCTCTAGGTGTGTCAACAGCTACATAGCTACAGTTAAATCCTGCTACGTTATCCTGTTCTAATGCTTTACCTGCTGACATCAATGCTCGCATACTAGGCATAATGTCTAACGAAAGCACACCATCTTCTAAACTTTTTCTAACGGCTGGCCAAGTAATGTTATCTACGTTATGGTTTTCTTTTAAATGTTTCTCAAAGAAATCAAAGTATCGAGCTACTGTTTCATCCCAAGTTTCTCTACGTTTCTTATCTTCATTCCACCTAGCGTACCTGCTAAGATGTATAAATTGCTGGTAGTTTGTAGGTAGCCCTACGTTGTGTATGTTTTTTTCTATCATATTAAAATCCTGTTAAAGCTATTGTTAAATTAGTTAGTGTTGAATATAGAAAAGAAACAGCACAGATTAAAAGAAATACTACAGGAAAAAAAGCATCCCATAATTTAACTTGTACTTCTAATACTCCATCAACACCTGCTAAAAATATATTCCATATAATGTATACCAAACAAAATATAATTTGTGTTAGAGCTAACCCTGCAATTAAAATAGCATAAGCCATATTAAAAGTAATTAAAAAATAAAGTCCTATAGGTATTCCTATAAAAGGAATCATATATAAAAGCCTACTCATTATTTATTCCAACCTTCTCTTATCTTACCATCAGGTATATGTTGATTCATAAAGTCTTTATCTTTTACCTCTTCACCAAGAGTATTTATACGTTTCATTTCTTCACCGTACAATATAATGGCATAGTGTATAAGCTTTTTAATATCCAGTAAGTAACCTTCTTCTTTTCTTTTATAGCGCATAGCATACTTCATTATGTTACCGAGACAAAACCCTTCACCGTATCCAGAATCAAAGATCATATCTGTTGCTTGATACTTTTTATCTTTAGCATAGTGTGCGTTATAAGTATTTTTTATATATGTTTTTATCATTTGTAATGTTGTGTCTTCGTTAAATTTATAGTTCATTATCTAAACTCCTCTGGTAAAGTTTCTTCGGAGTACCAAGTAAACTCATTAGCTTCCGCCCATTCAGCGTGAGTTCTTTTAGTACCATCTTTTCTTTTCTTAGCTGCAGGCATAGGAGCATACGGCTTTTGAAATAAGAATATAAATTCCATTGTATCAGGTAAAGCTTTTCTAATCCATATGTACTTACTATACTCAGCGTGATCCCAGAACCTACCCTTTGCTTCGATAAGTATTTTATCTTTAACAAAGTCAGGCTCGTAAGTATGCTGTACTACATAAGGTACTTTATCTGTATGATGACTCCAGGATTTAAGTATGCCTTGATGTAACTCATACTCCCACTTACTATCGTACCCTTTAGGAATATTCTTTTCTCTGGGCCTTACCTTGCGTGGAAATCTACGAGGCAAGTTCTTCTACTCTAGGTGTACGTTTAACTACTGTTAAATAATTAAGACCATTAGAGTATTTAAAAACTCTTAATCCTTTCCCATCATTAGCATCTTTGTGACATTCAAACTTATGTACGCACCACTTACACTCGCTAGGTAATTTCATATTACCGAATGATCCATCAGCTACAGGAGAATGACATCGAGAAGGAGGAGTCTTCTTTTTTAATTGTTGACGTAATGTTTTAATCTTTTCAATAACATTAGGCTTATCTAAACTCTGAGGTTTAAATAAACTTAACTCTCCTGATTCTTTATTGATAGCTAAGAACCCACCGCCTGTAGTTTTCTCTGCTTCTTCATAGCCTGCTAACTGTGCAAGGTATCCGAAAGAATCTTTTTCAGGAAGTGTACCGAATAAAAATTTCCTAAAGGCAAAGTTAGAAGCTGACTTAATATCTACTACCTCTCCGTCTATCTTACAATCCATATGTCCTTTAATACCTTGAACAGTAACTTCTTTCTGTTGATCTGTTATCTTATGTCCTGATAACTTAACTAAAAACAAAACAACTTCTTCAAGCAAGTGGCCATATAAGAATTTAATTTGTGTTGAAGCAGCTAATGTATTTTTCTTAGGATCTCTCTTCATATCATACCATAGCTGCCTCTCTGGTCTACCTATGTTAGACATACGCAAGTAAGGTTTCTTTACTTCTCTTGGAGTAAGCCAGTGTTTCATAGCTGCCTTCATACCTTCTGCAAATTCATCTAATTGTTTATCAGTAACCTTTAATGTTTTACCGTCACTAATTTTAGATACTTCTTTATAGATGTCCTCTACTACTGTATCTAATTTCTTCATAAGTTCTCCTTGTGTTTATTTAAATATTCTAATGCTTTTTTAATATTTTCTAAATCATCTTTAAAAAATCCTAACCCTCTATTACAAGTACCACATAAATAATTTCTAAATTTATTTGTAATGTGACAGTGATCTAATTCCCACATAGTTCTTTTACCAATTGAATTTTTTCCATTTGTTAAACAAATAGGACATTTATGATTGTTAGGAACAATATGTTTTTTTCTTAAGTCCCCTAAAATTCTCTGATATTTTTTTCTACAGGGAGTACAATCTCTTCTTCTCCATTTATTTCTTTCGTCAGTATATTGAAAAAAAGAAATAGATAAAGATTCATTGCAAGTATAACATATTTTAAAATCTTCTTCGTAATCTTCTTCGTAATCTTCTTGATTTATTTCTTCATAAAAAAAATCTAATTGATTAGTGTGTTTCACTCCAGTTATCTCCTATCTTATACTCGCCATCTAAAGGACAAATCATATCTAATACATCAGCAGTATCAACTATAGCCTGTACTCCTAGCTGTCCTACTTGTTCAGCCTGATCTTCTCTAACTTCTATCTGCCATTCATCGTGTACGTTAGCTACAAACTTAGCATCCAGGTTAAGATCTTTAATCTTTTTATCTAACAAGACAAGAGCTGTCTTCATAATAACAGCGCCTCCTCCTTGCAATAAAGTATTTAAAGAAGAGTAAACTTTTCTTATGTGAATAACTCTACCATCTAATGCTTTAAGGTACTTGCGTGTACTTGCTGCTCGCTCAACACTAGCTGTAAGATTTCCAAGTGATGGGAGATTGTTGAGGAAACGATCTCTAAGTGATGCACCGACTTTTGAGTTTCCTCCAACCACGCTTCCAATTTTAGCATTTCCAGCTCCGTATATGAGTGCATAGATGAAAGTTTTAGCCTGACTTCTCTGTTCAAGGCCAGCAAGTGATTGATTTGTGCTGTGAATATCTCCGTTGATAATTTCATTTATGTAATCCTTATTTTTCATATAGTGTGCTAAGACTCTCAGCTCTAAACCTGAAGCATCAATACCTACTAACTTATATCCTTTAGGTACTGTCCAACATTCTCTACATTCTTTACCGTAAGGTTTATGAGAGCTAGGTGTCTGTGCTACGTTAGGGTTTCGATGTGTCATCCTACCTGTGATAGCTCCGTTAGGTATAACAAAGCCGTGTACTCTGCTGTCTTGTGATAGCTCTAACCAAGAACCTACCTGTGCTACTCGTTTCTGTAACATCATAAACTCTGCAATAAGCGAAGCTTCAGGTATACCTTTAACTTTTTCTAATGTAGTTTCATCTACTATAGGTTGACCAGTAGGTGTAAACTTTTTAGGTTCCCATCCAAAAGTAATAAGGTATTCACCAATTTGTTTACGACTAGCTAAGTTAAACTCTACCCACTTCTGCCGCATAAAAGGTTGGTAGTTATTAGCTGTAACTTTAATAAGTTCTTCATCAGTTAACTTAGGTACTTTAGATAACGACTTATCTTTATTAAACTTAGGAGTAATTAATCTATCATCTACCCACTTAGGTTTAAATGTTTCGTGTACTTTCTTTTCGAGTACTGCCATCTTAGATTTTAGTTTAGCAGAAAGAATAGTTGCTTTCTTTTCATCAAGCATAAAGCCTGTAATCTCTTGATCTTTAATTATCTTAGCTATTGAATGTTCTAGATCAATAGACTCTTGACTAAACACGATTGCATCTTTTAACAACTTATAATATATATCTGTATTTAATTCTACATCCTGGATACAGTAAGCACCCATCTCTTTTGTATACTCACTCCAACTATCTGGCTGTATTGCCTTTCTTTTTTCTGCATTATTAGGATAAAGAAGGTAGCCCCAGTTACTTAAACTATGCCCTCCTGTAAGTACAGGGTTAACCAAGCGGGATACTACTAAAGTATCTTCGATATGGTTAGTCAAGGTAACATCGAAATGTTTTTTAATTACAGGGATATCAAAGCCTATGATGTTATGACCTATCAATACATCGGCACTGGCTAAAAGATTTACTCCTTCCTGTAACTTATCAGGGGGAAACAAACGAGTCTCGCCCCCAATAACTTTGGTTACTATACAGTGTATTGTATTGCCTTCTAACCCATCTGTTTCTACATCAAAGACTACTTTTTTAAAACGGTGATGAGCTATTTTGTTGGGGAGAGAGATCAAGTTCTGTTTCATAAAGTCTTCCTGTGTTTGAATTATATTTTAAACTGCAGGCTAATCCTGTATCTCCTGTGTACCTAGATTTTAAAACTCTTATTCTAGTTGTGTTAGCTTCTTCTGGATCATCAGCCTGTTGATTTCTTTCTAAGGCTATTACACAATCAGATAACTGTGAGATACCTTGTGATCCTTTAAGATGAGAAAGAGATACTTCAATACCTTGTTCGTGGCCCTTCTCTCCTGCTGCCCTTCTTAGATGTGATACAAGTATCATACCTACACCTGTCTCTTCTACTAAAGAGCGAAGGCGAGTCATTAAGTTATCTATGCCTCGTCTCTCATCTCCCTCTGTCATTACATTAATAAGCATATGTAAGTGATCGACTACTATCCATTCACATTCACAACCTATAATAATGTACCTAAGTTTAGAAAAGATCTCATCAATATTAGTAGCACCTAAATGTGCGTGGATAAATACTCTACCCTCTTCAATAACATTATCAAATAATCTTTCTAATTCTTGATCAGAATACTGCGCTCTTTTTTCTGCTAAGTAAAGTCTATCGTCAGCTTCTATAGAAACAATACCATCTGCTGTACGCAACCAGTTTTCTTCAAGAGCTAAAATGCCTACGTTGTCTGTTGTATTTTTGATGAGCCAGTGTTCTAACTCTCTAGTGACACTTGACTTACCTAATCCTGTACCTCCAGTAAGAGTAATCAACTCCCCTTTACGCATACCGTATAGCTTATTGTTAAGGCCTTCCCACGGATACGGTACACTTTCTTTTTCTTCTCTTTGTAACCAATCACTTTTCTTACTGGATAATTCCAGGATACCTGATGGTGTATAAGTTTTAGAATTCCACCAAGCTTTAGTAAACTCTTCAAACTTCCCTTGCTTAAGCATATCATTAGCATCTTTAAAACCTGTAGGGAAAGACATAATCTTAGTCTTGTTAGGCTTTAATATACGGGCTACTTTTCTTGCAGCTTTCTGTCCTGCTTCATCATTATCAAACGCAAGTACTACATTATCGTATGCTTCTACAAACTCTAAGCTTTCTCTAATATCTTTTACTGCTGAAGCACAGCCACGTTTGAGAGAAACAACAGCCCACTTGCCTCCGAAGATTTCATAGACAGCCATTGCATCACACTCGCCTTCTGTTATTGTGAGATACTTACCGCCTGTGTTTCGATACAACTGCTCACCAAATAATCCTGTGCCTTCAAAGCTACCAGCAGAATAAAATTTCTTAGTATCTATTTCTCTTGTCTTCGTTGCGACAACTTCATTATTATTATAATAAGGATAAACGTGCTTATTGGTGACAGATAGAACGCCAAATACTTTAGCAGTACTAAGACTAATCTTCCTATCATCAAGAGCATTGTAAGATCCTTTATAAGAATGTAAAAAACTATTGGTGTTAGTAGCTAACGTGCTTATAGGTGTGTAGTTTTCATTACCTACACCTGTCCTAGTTTCACAACCAAAACAATAAGTATGCCCGTCAGTATATAAACTATTGTTATCTTTACTACCGCAAGCCTCACAAGGTATATGTTTAACAAATGTATTTGCTTCTGTATTCAATTTACTTCCCCAAGTTAATTATAAAAAAACCCCTTACCTGTTCAAGGAGCAACTCTACAGGTAAAGGGTTAAAGGTTACGTTAGTTGTTAGATTTTTTAACTGATTTATTTTCTTCCTCTTTCTCTTCAGCTACTTGATCTTTCTGATAATCTAAAACAAGTTGATTACGATAAGCAGTAATTATTATTTCTTTTTCTTGTGCTGTCCTAACCAATTCATTTCTTTCCTCATTCAAACCGTGAAGTCTATGTACAATAGCTTTAGCTTTGTCTGAAAGTTCATCAGCATTTATTTGAACACCATCAATAGTAATAGATGCAGGATTTTTTTTTACCATTAAAAAGCCTCCTCATCGTACATACCCGCACCATCAGGTTCTTTATACGGAACGTGTGTTATTAAATGAACAGCGCGTAAGTCTCTGCCTTTACCTGCCTTGCCTTGATAGCTCCAAGCATACTCACCGTACTGTACCCTTACTAAAGAACCGTTACCCATCTTAGGTAATGTATCTACTTTTCTTCTAGCTTCATCAATAAGAGTTGGTCGAGTATTCTGACCACCACCTTTCTTATCTACATTTCTTTTGAAGTGAACAAACCTACCAAAGTCTTTTTCTTTTATAGGGTGTCCTCTATTTTCAAAATCAGTTAGCGTGTCCTCATCTAATACTAAACTAATTTCCCACTTGTCATCGAACGTAGTGTTAGGTGTAACTACATTTGCATAGTAAGCACGACCTGTAACTTCACCGACTCCACTTCCCGCGTTAAATGTATTTTCTTCAGCCATCTTTATTTCCTCGTTTATGTTACATTCAAATTAAAACTCATTTCACACTTAGATAAAAGCGTTTCGTTAGGTACAAAGTTTAACTTAGAAACGTATCTTTGTACAGCTCTTTCTAACTTAGCGGGTGCAGTGTTAGACTTAACTGTAAGATCTTCTGCTTGCCCTTGTGTATTTATATTAAACAATACAGAGATATTGTATGCTCCTTTTTTTCTAAGGCTATCTACTGTACGCTGTATTGCTTTAGTACTATTTTGTCTACCGCTTTCTAATGCATAAGAACATTCTTCAACACGATAAGATTCGATATGTGTATTTGTTTCTTCTGGTATAGGTGCAGCAACAACGGGTACTGCTTCACGTTCAACCACAGGTACATCTATTATTTCTTCTGGTACTATTGTTTGATCTTGAAGCAACTGTATTTCTTGCAATAGATATTCAATCTTTTCTTGAAAGTATTCATCGTTGTCTTGACTCAAATGAGAGATAACATTAAGACGTTCCATATCTTTGTTAAGACTATCTATAAAACCATTCACACTTTTCTTATTCATAGATACCTTATACTCTATAAAGTTTTGAGTATCCACAAGGTCAGCACGGGAGATAGAGCCTATCGAGTTAGCTTTAAGTTCCAGGATATTGCTTTTAATTTTAATAATCTTATCGTTAAGATAATTAGTAGTAACAACTTGGCCTTCAAAGCGTTGTTCAATATGTAGATTATATAAATTTAATCCTACAATATTTATTAACAAAGCACTAACGAGTGCTATTGATATAGTTTTAAACATACTTGTTCTCCTTTGTTTATTGTATCCAGTTTAAAGAGCCTCTGTTTTTAGTTCTCCAATCTTCATAGTGCATACTTAATTCTGCAAAGGAATTAATATTAGGATACTGTTTAAGATATTTCATTATCCATTTAGGTGTCATAAAGGAAAGGTACATAGTTCGATTAGCCATATAGTAATCTTGTGTAGGAGCTAACTCATCTATGTTATCTATAGAGACCTGTGCTGCTTCTTCTTCGTTCAACAATGTCTTTAACCATTCTACTTGAAGCGGTTTGATTTTCTTTCGTAATGCTTTTACTTTCTTCTCATTCATATTGTTTTCCTTCTTAGCTCTATAGAGTTTAAAGAAGCATTAAGAAATTGTCAATGGCTCTTAACAAATCTTAACACTTCTTTATTCAAGGTTATCTTTCGTGAATGTATACGTCTACTCTTTGAGCATCTTCTAATTTACAATCTCTCCAGTTAATATTGCCGTGTTGATTAGTATACTTAGCTAAGTTAGGATTGTTCTTACCAAATCTTCCGTGACACTTAACATATAACTTTCTATCTATATGCTTATTAACAAACTTAATTGTTTCTCTTATTACATCGAGTCTAAATTGTTCTGCAAAGTTATCTTTGTTCACTGTCATTACATATTTTTTAGTTCTGGTTTTCATCTTTACTTTTCCTCGTTAGTTATTGGTGTTCCGTTAGAGTCATAAGACCAATCATTATTAACACGCTTGTACTTAGTCTTATCTGTGTGTGTCTTAGGTTTGTGTAGCTTATCCATATTCTTTTTAACAGGGTTACGTTTGTTCATCAGCCACTCTCCAATCATACTTATAAACTTCGGCCTTACATTTTAAACAAACAATAGCAACCCAACTGAAATGATATACTATACTTCCTTCTTTACATTTAGGGCAAACTAATATCGTGCCATCTCTCTTAGCTCTAGTGTGCTTAGTGACTGGCTTGCTACCGTCTTCCTTGTTAGTTATAGGTTCTAGTTCTTCTTGCATTTGTTCAGAGTAAGTTGGTTCACTCATCGGCTTTCTCCTCATCATCATCAATAGCCTGCTGCATTGCGTTGTATTCTATTTCAATCTCCTGATACCTGCCATCGGCATAGCTAGGTATGATATGAGAGTTACCTCGTTCCACTTGATCCTGGATCTCTAGTTCAATTAACTGACCAATGCAATATACAGCCCTTGAAATCTGTGAAGATTTGCGGAGGCCATAAGGTATGCGTAGTTCTAACACAGCTAACGAGCTTTCAACATCGTAAAGTAATTGTAGTTTGTTATTCATAGTGCGTTCAATCCTATATTAAAATTGTCCTGAGTTTATTTTATTTTTTATAGCTATCAAGTAAGGCTCTCTTAAATCCTCAAGTAATGTTAAAGAGTTTTCTAATTGCCATTGAGGTATGTTACCTATGTCATTCTCCATAGCCTGTAGAGTTTCTTTAATTACTCCGTGAATATAATCTATCTTTTCTATCTCATTCATTATCTATGTCCTTAGTTTAAATTAATTGAGGCAGTTTTGTTTTAGGGAGCAACTTATAAAGTTCCACACATAAAAGAGATCTGCCAACTCATCGGGGTTAATCTTGTAGTGACATATAGTAATCGTCTTTTGACTGCGCTCGATCAGGCTCGCTGCATACATCAGGATTTTCTAAATGTTTTAATATCTCTATGACTTCAGTACTTCTAAAGCCATCATCACCTACTGCAATATCTACTGCTTCTCTTATCATATCTTCAC